GGAGAGGAGCCGTTGTTGGCTGCGAGCACGGGAAGCAGTGCTCCTGCCGATGTTCTGCGTAAGGTCGTGGTCCCCCAGGATCAGGTTCCCGCTGCTTCGGCGCGGAAGAGAAAGACGATCGCAAAGCCTGCTGTTACCATAAATGAACCGGGCGCGCAAGGAAAAGCTCCGGGACCAGCTGGACCTTCTGGACCCGCATGAACACGCCCAGATCTTCGCAGTCGTGAAACACCACACAGATTCCTTCACCAAGACACAGACCGGTGTGCTCGTTTCGTCGGATGTTCTGACAGACGACTGCATGATGGAGATGGAGAAGATGGTTTCTTTTTACCTTGACCAGCGCAAGAGGATGGATGCGGACGATGTGGCCCGCAAGACAATGGTAAAAAACGGATAAAGAGAATCCAGCCTTTAAGTAAGGGCAAATGGAGACCCAACGCTCGAGCCTTATGGCTCTTGTCAACTATGTCTCTCGCGACCCTCAGGCCGAACTTGAATGCAAGGTCCTTCCCAACCAGATCAAGACCAAGGATGTTGCCGACCGCATTGTCGCAGCCATCGCCGGAGTCTCTACAGGATCTGCGACGGAGGAACACCGGGCAACCTTCAGCTATCCCGACAATGTGCGGGTCGTCGTCACACAACCTGAGAATATCTTCAAGATTTGCGCCACGAGCAGTTTCCGCGGAACCAAGCTGCTCGTCGAGCGCAAGAGCCGCTACTTTGAGGGCCGTGGATCCGAGTCCGACTTGGTGGACCTTCCCGATGTCGGCGTCCGCTTCACCCTTCGTCGGGAGGAGGAGCTGCGCCGCGACTTCACGGGCGCTCCCATGGACCCCGTGGCCCATGTGCGTATCCTCCACCGCCGCTCGTGGACCACGCTGGATGGCCTTCTGCGCTTCGACTTCTCGCTCGTCAAGTCGCGTGGACGGGGCATGAAGACGCTGGCGGAGGTCATGCGCCAGCAGCCCGCCTATGAACTGGAGGTGGAGGTGGTGGATCGCAAGGCCTCTCCAAAGGCTATCGTGGACTCCCTGTTCCGCCATGTGACCCTGGTTCTGGAGGCCTTCCAGGGCACGCCGTTCCTGCTGTCCAAGTCCGATGTCGAGAATTACCGCATGGGCTTCCAGCGTCTGGGCTTCAAGTTCATCAACCCCGTGACCATGGATCGGAGGCACATGAGCAAGGAGTGCCCGATGTCTGTGCTCACTGGCTACACGGTCACCAACAAGGCCGACGGCGATCGCTGCTTTCTGGTCGTGGCGACCGACAAGCGCGTGATTCGCGTCACGCCGAACATGAACATCACCTGGACAGGTCTCACGGCCACCAAGGATATCCACGTGGGCGATGTGCTGGATGGTGAGTATCTGGCGGACCGCAACATGTTCTGCATCTTCGATGTGTATGCCTACCGCGGCAAGAACACCACGCGTCTGCCCCTGATGCTAACGGACGAGGACCTGACGACCACGTCTCGCCTCGGATGCTCACGCGAGTTCATCAGGGATCTGGGCACGGACTTTGTGACCACGCCGAGCCAGAAGCCCCTGCGCATCGAGTCCAAGATCTTCCTCGCAGGAGACGGGCCCATCATGGAGCAGGCCATCAACACTCTGCTGAACACCGAGTTCGGCTACCCTACGGACGGTCTGATCTTCACGCCCAAGTCGAGCGCCGTGGCACCCATGCAGGACCGTCGTGGCAACACCTGGCTCCGCGTGTACAAGTGGAAGCCCGCGGACCAGAACAGCATTGACTTCCTGCTCCGTTTCAAGGCGGGTGAGAGCTACGACACGGTGCTCAAGTCGCATGTGTTCAAGGGCAGTCTGTATGTCTCTCGCAATCGCGGCTCCGACATTCTGTATCCCCGCGAGACGCTGACGGGTGAGTATACGCCTCCCGTCATGCCTGCGGATCTCCAGCGCATCGCCGAGACGCGCGATCGTGCTCCGTCTCCGTTCCAGCCCTCGGTTCCCCGCAAGCCCGATGCCAACATCATTGCCTTGAAGTTGGAGAAGGGTGCGCCTGTGGACAAGTCTGGAAACCGCATCGAGGACAATACCATCGTGGAGTGCGCCTACGACACGGAGACCAACCACTGGACTGTTCTGCGGACCCGTCACGACAAGACCTACCAGTATCGCGTGCTGGGTGAGCCGCAGTTTGGTAACGACATTGCCGTGGCCGAGTCCATCTGGACCAACATCCATGTTCCGATCACGGAGACCATGATTCGTCACCTCGCATCCGACCCGATCGACGATCTGGCCGAGGATGACCTGTATTACCGGGACAATCTGGATGCCCGCGACCGTATCCTGAAGGATGTGTATTCCTTCCACAATCGAGTGAAGGAGCAGCTCTACCAGACCTGTATCAAGCCGGGTGACACTCTGCTGGAGTTGGCGGTGGGTCGTGCGGGCGACATGCTGAAATGGAAGCGGTCCAAGCCCAAGCTGGTGGTGGGCTTCGACATTTCGGAGTCCAATCTGACCTCGAGCCGTCAGGGTGGATATGTCCGTTACCTCAAGGATGCCGAGAAGCCGAGCTGTGACAAGCTGCCGCCCATGCTGTTGGTGGTGGGCGACATGACCAAGCCGCTCTACGAGTCCGACGACCGCTACGTGCGGATCCTCAATGGTTCCGACCCCGCTCCGACGACCTACCTCCAGCAGTTCAAGGGTGTCAAGGAGTTTGACGACATCTCCTGCCAGTTCGCGATCCACTACGCCTGCGTGTCGGAGGAGGCGTTTAGGGCGTTTACAGAGAATCTGAAGATACATGGTAAGAAGCGGTTCTTCGGTACATGCATGGATGGAGCGGCGGTATACGCCCTCCTCCTTGGCAAGAAGAACCACATCTTCCGCGCCGACGGTCAGGTCTTTGGGGAGTTCACCAAGGAGTATCCTGACGGCGACGCGTGGCGCCCTGAATTCGGACAGACTCTTCGGGTCTATCTGGAGAGCTTTGAGAAGCCCGTACAGGAGGCGCTGGTGCCCTTCGAGCGCGTGGTTGAATTGCTGAAGGAGGCTGGCTATGAGTTAGAGACGACCCAGCTGTTTCAGGAGTACTATTCGCAGCAGACTGCGATTACCCTCACACAGGAACAGCAGGCCTTCTCCTTTCTCCACCGAAGCTTCGTCTTTACCAAGGTCGATACCCCTGCACCTCCATCGCCTCCCGAGGAAGAGGAAGCCATTGAGCTCCCCACCACAGCGGACGCTGAGAGTGCAGCAGCATCGACCAAGGAGGTAGCCCCTAAGGCAAAAAGACGGACCTTGACGGTCAAAGTCCCTGCTGATGCAAAGGTTCAGCCCGGGGATGACAAGTCATCCCCACCAGTGTTCTTCTACGGCGCGGACGAAAGCAAGGGCGAGTTCAGGTTCATGAGCAATATGTATGTCGCCCCCTTTGAGATTGACGGCATTACATACCCGACTGTGGAACACTACTTCCAGTGGTCAAAGGCAAAGTTGTTCAAGGACGAGGCTTCGGCCACAAAGATCCTGACACCTCCGAAGGGCAAACCGTATGTGGAGGCCAAGTCAGCCAAGGCGATCGGAAAGAAGGTCAAGGACTTTGACGGAACGCAGTGGAACGGCCTTGCGCCCGGACGCGGGTTCAAGGACGAGGTAATGCGTAAGGCCATCCGCGCAAAGTTCACGCACCCCAAAAACACAGAGATGCTCGAGAAGCTCCTGGCGACAAAAGACAGAGTGATTGCGGAGGCGAACCCGCGCGACAGCTATTGGGGTATCGGGACGTCGGCCGACACGAAGCCCGCACAGACGGGCAAGTGGAAAGGTCAGAACTTCCTCGGTAAGATGCTGATGGAACTGCGCACGGAGATTCGCGGGGAGAAGGCGAAGGCTTAGAAGTTACTTACGGGGCAACCCAACTCCTGTGTGGTCTAGCGGTTAGGATAGGGCTCTTTCACAGCCTTGGCCCGGGTTCGACTCCCGGCACGGGAAATCAAGAGGTATAGTGCAGTGGTCAGCACAGCGGGCTTTGAACCCGCTAACCTCGGTTCGACCCCGAGTACCTCTAACGCTGATAGTTCAGTGGTAGAATGAGGGTCTTCCACACCCTTGACGCGGGTCCGATTCCCGCTCAGCGTATTCAAACCATCTTTTAACTTCAAGCCGCATTAGCTCAGTCGGTAGAGTATCGGTCTTATGCCAGCATCGCATTAGCTCAGATGGTAGAGCATCGGCCTTTTAGTGGCGAGCCTGAATGGGCGAGTAAGCCGATAGTCGCGGGTTCAATCCCCGCATGCGGTAACCAACACGAATGTCCGAGTGGTTAAGGAGGCAGATTCAAGACCTGCTGCGCAAGCTCATGGGTTCGAGTCCCATTTCGTGTACACCCGGCCGCCGAGCCGCCCAGCCGTAAAAACGGAAACTTGGTATGAGATGGAACTCCACATCATACCAAGATGCCTGCCTACACTCGCTCCTCTGTCGCTCTCTCCGCGTCGCCGAAGTCGTCTGCCCGCGTCAACTACAACATGAACGGTGAGCGTTGGACTCAGCAGGAGGAGCGCGATCTGATTCGTATGTTCCGTCATGAGAAGGCGTCAGTGATGGATGTCGCCAAGGCGCTCCACCGCAACCCGATGGCTGTCCACTACCGTGTGGACAAGGTGCTGAATGAGCACATGGAGGGTGGCGTATCCCTGCTGGAGGCATCGGCATGGCTCCACCCGCACATCAGCGCGCGTGAGATGTCGGAGGATTTCGCCAATCACATCGCCACCTTCAGTGCGTAGACGGTCACAGCCGCCAAACACTGTCCCGCAACGTGCATCAGTGCGCGGTTGCTACTGACCTTGTTGGACAAGAATGCCCACAGCGTCACTGCCGGGTTGAAGTGACCTCCTGAATACGGACCCAACAAATACACAGCCACTGCGAGGGAGGCGCCGATCGCAAGGGGTGTTCCCACAAACGAGATGGTTGCAATCAAGAGCAGTGTGCCGAGAAACTCTGCGAGGATTGGAGTCATTTTCCTTCTGGAGAGACTAAAAACGAAAACTATGGTCTAGGAAGAATACAAGAGCACAATGGCGACCGACATCTCTGGCAACCCCCTTCCGCTGCGCCCGGACATGCCCCTTCCCAAGCTCATCGAGAGCGTTAAGACCATCGACGATATCTTCAAGCGCATGGAGGGCAACATGACCTTCGAGTCCTTTGTGGAGGCAGGGTGTGCGGCCACCGGAGTCCAGACCGCATCCGATCCCATGACGGAGAAGGACATGGAGGCTCCTACTCCTGCCACGCGCGAGGACTTCCTGTCTCAGACCAACAACAACATGACCCTGAAGCAGCAGTTTGCGTCCCTGGCCAAGTTCAAGGATGTCCCGATGACGTATTCGGAGATGCGGGAGCGGTATGGGTGAGTCGTGGTCGTTCAACGACCACGGCCAGGGGCACTGGATCCGCCGAACTGCTTGTAGTAATCCTCGTAACTCATAGTCGGCACAGGCGGTGCATTCTCCGTCACCTGCGGAACGAACTTCTCATACAACCTTTTGCCTACGACCACCGACGCCTGCTCCGCGGTGATCTCGCCCTTTTCCACCTTCCGCTTCATGGTCAGCATCTCAAAAAAGGTGGCGTCCAGACGATCCTCTGCGTGCATCTGCCAGAGGCTGGGGTAGTTGAAATACAAAACAGAATTCTCCTCCTGGAGCTTGGCCATGAACTCCTCGCGGCGCAGGGAGCGCCACTTCTTCTTGGAGTGATCCATGTTGCGGACGAGTGCCTGGATCTCCGTGGCCTTGAGGTCGATTTCATTGATGTGGGCCTCTCCTGCCGCAACCTCACTGGGTGTCAATTCACGAGCCTGCATTATGAGGAGTACTCACAGAATGTATAAGCGGTTTCAACGCGGAGACCAGACGCATACACTCGTCATGCGCGGTCATTCCCGTCAGGATAATGTTCCCCGTGCGAAACACCTTGGCAATCCATTTGGTCTCGGGAAAGTAGATCTTGACGGCAGGATACACTGCGGGCTCGTAATCCGTCTTGACTCCGGCCGCTCGTAATCCTGCGTAGAGCTGCTCGCGTGACAGGCTCTTGGTCGTGGTCAAGCGCGTCTTGTAGTTCATCAGCACCACGCGCCGATTCTTCAGATCCCACGTACCCTCGCTCACGGCGGCAGGGCAGGTGGACTGGATATGCGACTGTAGGAATGCCATCACATTACGATCGTACTTTTCGTCCAGAACGCCCGTGATGTGAAACACGCCGTTCTGGAAGACCTTGACCGTAATCTCTTTGCGAAGAAGAGTTCCATCTCCGTCACTCATGACCACCACGGTGATGGAGTTGTGACCAAATCCTGTCGTGCGTTTGGGTGCGGCCTTCTTGCTGCGACGCTTGATCAGGTCACGCTTACTGCTTCCCCGAATGGGAGACCCCTGCTTCTCAATCTTGATCAGGGCGTCCGTCAGGGGCAGAGACTCGAGGAGGGTTGTCGTGTTCATCTTCACGTCGAGAGTGTACAGCACCACCATCGTGGTGAGTGTCGGAGTGTCCATGAGGTGACGCCGTGTAAATGCATTCGATTTCGTTTTTCCAGGCGTTGGAGAAGGAGAAGGGGACTCTGGAAATGACGTGGCACGGAAAGGCACGGATCACCTTGCGAAGGCGCACCTCTTCCATGGGAGCGAGCATCCACCCTTCAAGATAGCCGAACCAAAGGACGGCTGTCTTGTGATGGGAAAAAATGGCAGTGGCAGTGTCGGCGAGGGCATCCAGCGGAGTCTCCGACAAGTCAAACACATCTGCGGGTTTCGGAGTGACGTAGGTATAGACTGTAAGCATTAGGTTACTGTGCGAGGATACTGGTAAGTGTTTTTGAATCCAAATCCAAACTGGTCAGGAGTCGTCGACGCACCCGCACAGGCCGAGCATGTCCCCGCGAACTCCACGCGCTTACACGTCGGGCAGCAGTTGCCGTTGGGCGTGGTATTGTATCCCTGCCGAGCCGCATACACGGTGGGATCCACGTTACCCACCAAGGCCGTGCCCGCCAGCATGTCCTGGAGTTCGGGTATCATGGCGCTGGTGTAGCAGGGTAATGTGATCTGCGAGGTCTTCGCATTTCCCGGGGATTCTCCGTTGGCAACGGCACCACCACCCGCATACGCCACGAAGAACGACGCGTCCTGGACCGTGTGGCCACCTCCATACAGCCTGCTGGCCGCCGATGCGGTCGAGGGGGCATTCAAAACAAGTGCGCAGGTCGTATTGGGCACCACCGTTTCATAGTTGCCAGAAGCCGCCTGCATCCGGATAATCTCCGTCTGGTGTCCCGCATCGCGGTGCGGGCGAGTGTCCACAATCTTGGTAAGCCGCTGCTTGTGTCGGTTGAGGTATTCGCTATAGGAAGACATCCTTACCTTCTGCGTGGGAAATTCATACGCCCGGATGCGTCAAGAAGTGACGGCGGCAGCACTCCCTCGTGAGTCCGAGGTCTGTCATGGCTCGTCCCTCCGCCGTGACGGTTGTGGAGTGCGTGAGGTAGAGAATCTCTGACGTCTCGGGGCGACCGTCCTCACGGCGGCCAGCCTTGACCAACTCGAGGAACCGAAGCCACTTGCCAGCGAGGGGGAGATTGCATGTGTAACACTTAATCACGATAGGAAAGTCCATGCTTCACTGGTTTACTACTTCGGCGGCTTCCGTTTTTTCGAGTCAAACAAGTAATGAAGGTCAAGTTTCCCAAGCTCCGCACAGCAGGTGTTCTCCTCTTTGCCGTTTTGATTCTCGGACTGTTCGCCTACATCTTCACGGCAGATCCGTTCCAGTCGACCTACGACCCTGACGTGAGCCGTTTCTCGGCCAACTCCATCGATGTGTCCATGGCCAACGGAACCACCAAGCACGAGACTCCGACCATGTATGCTCCCGGCACCCCGTCCAAGACGGAGTTGCTGTTTCCCCCTTCGGCAGAGGACCTCAGTCGCCTTTCGGGCGAATAAGCAATGAGGAAGCCCAGCTATGCATTGGCCACCTCGAGTTTGATGCTGCTGATTCCCGCGTGGGCTGCGTGGAAGTCGGGAGACACGGTGCGGGTCTGGTATCACTCGGGGGTCGCCGTGATATCGGTCACGTACCACCTCACCAAACACCCTGTGGTGTTCTGGATTGACTTTGCCGTTGCTAACAGCCTGGTTCCGTCTGCATTGCCACTGGTCACTCAGCGCGACTATATGATATTCTCCTACTTGGCCTGCTTGGGCTACTGCTTCGGCATGTTCTACTATGGCTACGTCAAAAAGGACTTGATGTGGCACCCCGATACCATGGTGGCCACTCGCTACCATATCAGTGTTCACTGGGCAGCGTCCTTCGGGCTAGCGTTTGCCATCCTACTTACCAATTCATCTCTAGCTCTTGAGCGCTCCAGAACTCCGATGTCCCGTTTGGAAGTTGCCGACGCACCATGAACGGCAGTTTGCGCTGCTCAATCTCCCGCTTGGCCACATTCCACAGGAACATGGGATCCCCTGTCTTGAGACCCTCCAACCCCACAAGGGGCTTGGCGCCGTCCGCAATCTGCTGTGCCCGCGCGGCGAGCATGTCCACATACTCATACTTGGTGAAGAACGGCTGCGTAACCCGCGCCACCTTCAGGGCCTCCACCACCTCAGGACGAAAGACGGGCTTGACTTCAGGGTGGTCCATACTCTCTTGTCTTCAAGGTATCTTCTTTCGTTTTCAATAAATGCCGCTCCTGAAGGGAGCCTCGTCTGAGTACACCACGTTCATCAAGTATAACGCACTGACCCTGCCTGCCACTGCGGTGAGGGCTAGGTCAACAATCTCGTTACCTGGCATTTCCATTGTCAGCACCTTGACCAAGGCATCAACAATCGCAGCAAGGTCGTCCCCAAGGACATCCGTCCTGCAGACCTACGAAGTGAGGGCCGTGGCAGCCGAAGAGGAGGAAGTGGCGACTGGACCGGTCTATCTTCCTGTCAGTGTGAGTTCCGACGCCTTCATCGTGAAGTATAGTCGTTCAGGCGCAGTCCAGTGGGCGACCAGAATCAGTGGAACTGGAGGCGAACTTGGATTTAACATCATCACAGATTCTACAGGTGTCTATGTTACTGGACGGTACGTCTCTATCTCGGAGGTCACTCTGAACAATGGAATTACACTTCCGATTACCGCAGGAACAACCCCAGGACAAGACGCCTTCATCGTGAAGTACAACACGAGCGGAGTCGCGCAATGGGCAACTAGAATCAGTGGAGCTGGGTTTGATCAGGGGCATGGAATCGCCACAGATTCCACAGGTGTGTACGTGACTGGAATCTACACCTCCGTGGCGGAGGTCACTCTGAACAATGGAATTACACTTCCGATCACCGCGCGTGCCTCGCCCTCGGCCACCCCAGGATCTGACGGCTTCATCGTGAAATACAACACGAGCGGACTCGCCCAATGGGCAACTACGATTCGTGGAACTGGAGATGATCAGGGTTATGGAATCGCCACAGATTCTACAGGTGTTTATGTGACTGGACTGTACAGGTCCACCTCGGAGGTTACTCTGAACAACGGGAAGACACTTCCGAGCACTGTTGCTGACGACGCTTTTATTGTGAAGTACGACACGAGCGGACTCGCCCAATGGGCAACTACGATTCGTGGAACTGAGTTTGATATGTTCAAGAGGATCACCGCAGATGCCACGGGTGTCTATGTGACTGGAAACTACAGATCCACCTCAGAGGTTACTCTGAACAATGGAATTACACTTCCGAGCAATGTGAATGAGCAGACCTTCATCGTGAAGTACGACACGAGCGGACTCGCGCAATGGGCAACTAGAATCAGTGGACTTGGAGATAATCAGGGATATGGAATCGCCACAGATTCCACGGGTGTCTACGTGAGTGGATACTACACCTCCGCATCGGAGGTCACTCTGAACAATGGAATTACACTTCCGATCACCGCAGGAACACCCCCAGGTTTCGACGCCTTCATCGTGAAGTACAACACGAGCGGAGTCGCGCAATGGGCAACCACGATTCGTGGACTTGGAGGTGATTTTGGATACGGCATCACCACAGACTCCACAGGTGTCTACGTGAGTGGAGACTACACCTCCGATTCAGAGGTCACTCTGAACAATGGAATTACACTTCCGATCACCGCGCGTGCCTCGCCCTCGGCCACCCCAGGACAAGACGCCTTCATCGTGAAATACAACACGAGTGGAGTCGCCCAATGGGCAACTACGATTCGTGGGACTGGAGGCGATGCTGCAAATAGCATCACCGCAGATTCTACAGGCGTCTACGCGATTGGATACTACACCTCCAGCGATCCAATCTTGCTGACCAATGGCTCGTAAATTAATCGGCCTCACTCATAAATGCCGACCTTGTCCGCATCCGACTACACGACCTTCGTCAAACTCAAGGCCGCATCGTTGGCCTACCAGAACAACCGAGTGCCAAACAACATTCAGACGTCTATGCAGCCGTATGCCACAAGCAGTGCGCTGTATGCTCAGTTGCTGGGAGACCAGGCATCCTTGACGGTGAGCCCTCTTCAGACAGCCCTCTCGCCCACTGCATACGGGCGTGTGGCGCCCTACAACGGGGTCGGATACGTGAACAATCCTAAAAATTTGTCCACGGTGTCCACGAGTGCCGCGGGCAACCTTCCCGTTGTGGCGGGCTCGGTGAATTTTGGGACGCGCGCGCCGCCGCTTGGTCGGTTCCATGTTGAATAGGCTCGCTTCCGCTCGCAGGTAAACTAAGGCTGGGCTCTGCGACCCCAGCTTTCCCATTACACCCCCTTCGCGCTCTGTTTCCACATCTCATCGCATACTGCACATTGATACATCCAGACGACGTTGACAGGGTCCAACTTGATCCCCACAATGTCGGACTCCTTGCCCCGTGTCGGGCAGGTTTGGTTCGGGCACACCATGGTCTTGAAGCGGGGCAGCGTGGAGTCGTACTTCAGGTAGGGGTTGATGGAATACTGAACGGAGGTATCCTGCTTCAGGTCATGCTCGTAGACCACGGGATTCTCCTTGGCGATGGGCTCCTCGTAGGGACACGAACGGCACTTGAGGAAGGCCCCCTTGCGCCCCTCCGCCTCCCGCTCCACGATGTCGTACAGGAAATTAGAACACTGAGTGCAGAACTTCATTGCCTTGTGTTTCCCCTAGAGAAACGCTATCCGTTTTCCCCTCGCCCATTCAGGCTTCGGTTGACCCCACCCCACGCTTTCCACGTTCCCACTTTTGTGCGTTAAAAACGGACCAATCGCAACTGGATTCTTGTCCCCCCTTCAATACAGGATGCAGCCGTCTAAGCTTCGCACCTTTCTTGAGAAGCACGAATCTGATAAGGGTTCGGGGCAGGAGACTCACCAGCTGCGAGCCATCTGCAAAATGTACAATATTTCGAACGAGGACGATCTCGCGCACTTCTATGACCTGTATGCCGACTACGTGAAGAACGTGGGCATGCTGACCATCACGGAGAAGATGACGCCCATCGGCTCGTTGCGTGTGGATTTGGACTTCGTCTATGAGGGAAAGGTCGAGGACCATCGGCACACACAGGCGCAGGTGGTGTCGTTCGTCAAGGACTACATGAATGAGGTCAAGAAGTATCACGCGATGGCAGCGGGTAGCGTGTTTGAGGTCTGTATCATGGAGAAGCCCGAGCCGACCTACTATCCGTCGAAGAACGAGTCCAAGTCTGGGATTCACATCGTGGTGCCCATGATCAAGACCAACAAGGGCGTTGAGAATGCGATCAAGAACGCCCTGTTGCCGCGGATGGAGACGCACTTCCCCGCTCTCGGCTTCAAGTCGGGAAAGGCGTGGCGTGACATTTACGATTCTGCGGTTCTGAACCACAGCACGTGGTGGCCGCTCCTCCGTTCGGGGAAGCCACTCGAGAATGGTGTTCAGCCGTTGCCGTATCGCTTCAAGTATACGGTGGACTGGGATTCGTCGACGGGAGAGACGACGATTGACGACGAGGAGCCGCGGATCACGGCCGATCTGATTCGCAAGTATTCCGTGCGGGCTCACTCTGCGGATGCGTCGCCCTTGACGGAGGCGGGGAAGTTGTATGACCGCACGGAGGAGCCTGCGAGAATCTCGGGGGGTGCTGCGGCTTTGCCTGCGCGTGGCCGCCCTGCCGTCCGCCCTGGAGACGTGAACTCGCGTGGTTCATCGCCGACTCGCATGACGGTGCAGACGCCCTTGACAGAGGACCAGTTGCGTCGGTTCCGCGACCACGTCTTCAACTTGGCCGAGTTCCGTTACAAGACATACCAGGACTGGATTAACACGGGCCTCTGCATGAAGAACATCCACTCGGACCTGGCGGGAACGTGGCTGGAGTTCTCGTCCCAGGGCGAGGGCTACAAGGAGCGCGAGGCCATTGCAAAGTGGGACTCCTTCACCTTCCGCAACGATGGTGCCCGTCTCAGCGAGAAGAGTCTGCTGGCCTGGTCTCGCATCGACAACTTTGACAAGTATGAGGAGATTGAGAAGCGCAACATTGACTACCTGGTCAACGAGGCAGTGTCCACGCAGACGGAGCACGATGTGGCCTTGGTGGTGTTCTCGATGTACCGCGACATGTACAAGTGTGCCCGCTTCAGTTCCTCGAACTGGTTCCGTTTCATGACGCACACCTGGAAGGAGACGGACAAGGGCATTGATCTGCAGTGTAGGCTTTCGAATGAGGTGGCGCGGCGCTTCTGGGACCAGGCCAAGATCTTCATGTCGCAGATGGAGGATATTCCGCAGTGTCCCGACGGCAAGCACGAGGAGACCACCTGCGACCGCTGCCGTGCGGAGAAGAAGCTGAAGACCTACACGGACATGCGCATGAAGCTCAAGACCAGCCGCTTCAAGGAGAATGTGATGCGCGAGTGCCGCGAGTTGTTCCTCGACGAGGACTTTGTGAACAAGATTGATGAGAACCACAATCTGATTGCCTTCAACAATGGGCTGTTGGACACTCTGAAGATGGAGTTCCGCGATGGAAAGCCCGAGGATTACGTGTCCTTCTCGACCAATCTGGACTATGATCCCGAGAAGCCGTATTATCAGCACGACTGCTGGAACGAGTTGAACAAGTTCATCCACGATGTGCTGCCCGACCCCGAGGTGCGGACCTACTTCCTTGCGTGCCTGTCCACCACCCTGTCGGGAGCTAACGAGTCGCAAAAGTTCCACATCCTGACGGGCAACGGCTCCAACGGCAAGTCCATGCTCATGAATCTGATGATGAAGGCGCTGGGCGATTACGCGACCAAGGCCTCGGTCACCATGCTGACGCAG